AGGGTCAAAACTTTGTTAATGGCATTGTTGCTGGTTTGGAGGATCAGGCTGGCGAGTTGGAGATTTCTGCTCAGTCGATTGCGCAAGCTTTCACAACCACGTTTGAGCAGGTTCTTGTTGATGGTATCAACGCGGCGATTGACGCTGCCGAGGCCGCCATGGCGCGTATGCCCCGGATTGAAGACTTTGTAGGGGGCATGAACTTTGGGGGTTCTGGTGGGGGCGGCGGCGGCGGCGGCGGGGGCGGTGGTGGCACTTCTGGGGGTGGCTCAACAACAAGGCCGCCACTTTCTAGCACTCTTTTAAATACTGCGGCACAAGCCAATGCCGCAGCAGCCGTGGCGGCTAGTGCGGCCCAAGCAGAGGGCAATCGTTTTGAACAAATACTAGCTCAACAGCAAAGGCCGCCTGCTCTAAACATTTCTGGAACTCCTGTTTCTCGCGGAAATGTAACGTATAACATATCTAGTTCGGCTATCACGCCACGAACGCTGCAAAATAGTTTGACGGCTACCGCGAGCCGTTCCGGTGCTGTTACGACTAATCGTCCGGGCCAAGTGAATCGACGTGTTCCCTAATGGCAGTTCCAACACTTAAAGTAGAAATCGGTTTTGACCTTACCGAAAATCCTGTGGGTTCTTTTTTTAAACTTGACGACCCAATTCAAGGTCGCCTAGATAACGACATTTACCGTCTTGCGGGAACCCTTTTTTATGATGTAACAGATCAGGTTATTTCTGTTGATATTCAACGCGGTAAATCAGCTATTTTGAGCGAGTTCCCGCCAGGCGAGTGTAGTGTCACGTTTACCAACCATAACCGGTTTTTTGACCCGTTGTTTGAGGCTTCACCGTATTACCCAGAGATTGTGCCTAGGCGGGAAATGCGTGTCACGTCTGGTAATGAATTAGTGTTTCAAGGGTGGGTTGAAGACTGGGACTTGGATTATCAATCAAACGGTGATTCTGTTGCGGTTGCTAAGGCTCTCGATGCGTTGAGTATTATGGCTAACCAAACACTTGACGCGTTTACGCCTTCGATTGAGAAGCCCGGGAATCGTATTGATGCGGTGTTGGATAGACCCGAGATTGATTGGCCTTCTACTTTGCGCGACCTGGATACCGGCACGGTTGATTTGGCGGCTAACCCGGTTTCACAAGATACAGATGTTTTACAGTATTTGCAAAATGTTGCCGGTTCTGACCCTGGTTACGTATTTGTCACACGGGATGGCAAGTTTGCTTTCCGTGATCGGCGTAAGGCACCAACTTCAGCCGACCTTGTGGAATTTGGTGAGGGCGGTATCCCTGTTGCCAGTATTGCTATCACGTATGGGTCAGAGTTGTTGTTTAACCGTGTAACAGTGTCACGTCAGTTTGGTGGGACTGCGATTGCTTCAGATATTGATTCGCAGGATAGTTACGGTATCCGTGACCTTGTGGTGTCTGAAACACAGTTGGCTTACGATGACGACCTTGTTGATTTCGCTGTCGGTTATGCTTCTTTATTTTCGAGACCTGAATACAGGTTTGATAACGTCAGCATTTCGCTGGAAAGCAAGTCGCCCGCTAATCAAGCTTTGATTCTTGCTTTAGAAATTGGTGACATTTGTGAAATGAGGTTCACACCGAACAACATTCCACCACAAATTGTGCGTTACGTTGAAGTGCGCGAAATCAGTCACAACATTCAAACGTCTTCTCACACAGTTGAGCTTGGGTTTGATGAGACAAGGTACGCGCCTCTCATACTTGATGATGCAGTGTTCGGTAAACTAGATGTAGGCACTCTAAGCTGGTAAGGATTACTTATGCCCTATAAAACGTGGTCGGTCAATGAAATTTTGACTGCTGCTGACATGAACACTTATGTTGGCGATCAGGTCATTGCGACCTTTGCCGGTACGGCTGCGAGGTCGTCTGCGATTGGTACACCGGTGGAGGGCCAGTTTGCTTTCATGCGAGATACGGATACGTTGACCTACTATACTGGTAGTAACTGGGCTGAGTTTTCCACTGGTGGTGCTAGTGGTTTTGAGAACACGTTTTTGTTGATGGGAGCATAAGAAGATGGCTACGGTTTACAAGGTTTTGGGTCAGGTTGATTTGCAGTCGGCAACTTTAACAACCCTTTATACGGTTCCGGCAAGCACTGAGACTGTGATTTCTACTGTGATTGTGGCTAATAGGGCGGCTACCGCTACAACTTTCCGTTTAGCTGTGCGACCTAACGGTGCTTCCATTTCTGATCAGCATTACATTGCGTATGATGTGCCGGTTGCGGCCAACGATTCCACCACGCTCACACTGGGGCTGACATTGGATGCTACTGATGTGTTGTCCGTAAACGCGGCTGGTACTGCTTCTAGGTTGTCGTTTAATGCGTTCGGTGCTGAAGTAGCGGTTTAGGAGTAGCAACTTATGGCTGTTACTTCTATGCGTGCTAGTTCTGTTAGCAACTTTTCTAAGAGTGACCTGATGAGTGGTCAGACTGGCAAGGTATCCGCCCTTGTATCCGCTACCACCGGCTCACCCGATACGTCAATTCCCAATGTTTACAGTTTTACGGGTGACGGTTCTATTACGTTTTCTAGGGCTGGCTTTGTTGAGTTGTTGCTTGTGGGTGCAGGTGGCGGTGGCGGTGTTAACGGTCTAGCGGATGTGGCTTCTGGTGGTGCTGGTGGTGGTCAGGTTTTGTCGGTTTCGCAGGCATTTGTTTCCGCTGGAACCGTGACAGTGACTATTGGCGCTGGTGGTGCGGCTGAGACCGCTGGTGAGGGTTCTAGTTTCGGAACTTTTCAGTCTGTCGGCGGTGGTCGCGGTGGGTCTTCTAATGACGCCAAGAAGGGCAACAATGGCGGTGATGGGGCGAACGGTGGCGGTGGCGCTTCCTCACAGACGTCAAGCGCTGGTAGTGGCGGTATCACGGTACTCGCTAGTCCTGGGTATATAGGTGGCACCGGTAACGCTGCGGCCACTTTAGCTCAGCGTGCGGCTGGTGGTGGTGCTGGTGCCAGCGCTAACGGGGGAAACGCTGGCTCTGGTGTTGGCGGTAACGGTGGTGCCGGGTTGGCCTCGTCTATTACGGGTTCTTCTGTGACCTACGCCGGTGGTGGTGGGGGGGCAACAAGAAACGGTACAAGTGAGGGTACTGGTGGTGCTGGTGGCGGTGGTGCAGCTGGTGTTGCTGGTACGGCAAATACGGGCGGTGGCGGTGGCGACGGTGCTGCTGGCGGTTCGGGAATTGTGATTGTGAGGGTGGCTGTCTAATGGCTCATTACGCTTATGTGGTTGACGGTGTGGTGCAGAAGGTTCATGTCTTAGCAAACCCTGTCCTACTTGATGAGGATGGTGTGGAGCAGGAATCTCTGGGGCAAGCGTTCCTGGCAGATTTGCATGGCTACAACCCTGACGAGTTGGTTCAATGCTCGTACAACGCAAACTTTCGGGGTGTCTATCCTGGGCCTGGGTACACTTACGACCCAGTAGCGGATGTGTTTATTGCGCCTGAGGTGCCTGATGAGGTTGTCTAAGCCTTGGCCTGACGGGTACGCGATCAACGCGAAATCGCCTTACGGCAACAGGGTTCATCCGATCACGAAACGCAAGACTTTTCATCATGGTGTGGATGTGGCTTTGCCGGTGGGAACACAGTTGAGGGCTCCGGCTTACGGGGTTGTGGTGAAGAAGGGCAGGAGTGCTTCGGGCGGTAACACACTTATCTTGGAGCACGCTAACAAGATTCACACTGTTTACTATCACCTACAGAAGCCATCACATTTAGCGTTGGGGGCGAAGGTTGCTGAGGGCGATCCGATTGCTCTATCTGGGAACACTGGTGCGAGCACTGGGCCACATTTGCATTGGGAGGTTCGGCGGTCTGCCAAGTGGGGTGACACTGTAAACCCAGTGGATTTTCTGGGGGAGTCATGACCGAGGAGCACCCTGAAACTGCTGGTGTGAAGGTGTCTATGAGGGACATCTACATGGAGGTTCAGCGGCAGGGCCGGCTGTTGGAGAAAATTGCAAACTCACTGCCTGACTCAGAAGCAAAGATTGACGATCATGAGATGCGGATTCGCAAACTAGAGCAACGGATGTGGCAGGTCATTGGTGTGTTCGGATTCTTAGCCGCAATCATCAGCCCGATGGTGGCGATCCTCACATGAAACCGTCCTGGAAGATTCGCAGGCGCTACATTTTCGCTGCCTTCACACTCGGCTCACTCATGCTTCTCAGCGGTTCCGTAGCGGTCTTGATGAATAACGACAGTGCTACCAGCGACCTGATAACTGGTGGTGTAGCGTTAGTAACTCTAATAACAACCTCATACTGTTTCGCAGCAGTGTGGGAAGACAAATCGAACAAAGGAAATCAAGATGGATAAGTGGAAGAAGTATTGGGATTTCGCGTTAGAGCGTGCCGTGAAAACGGTTGCTCAAGTGGCTCTGGCAGCTCTTGTCGCCGGTGCGGGCATCCTTGAGGTGGACTGGATTCAAGTCGCCTCAGTGTCGCTCCTGGCGGGTCTGATGTCCCTCCTGACTTCAGTTCTCACATACGATAAGGAAGACTTATCATGACAGGAGGCGGAATTGTGGAACAAGTAGAAATCGTTGATGGGATTGTTTGCCCAATCGATCCGGCAGAAGCAGAAATGTGCGAGTCCTGCCAATAATTGTGTTATAGTTGGCATGTTCATAGCTATTCCTTTCTTGAAAAGCCCCCCGACGCGGTACACACGTTTCGGGGGGTTTTTCTATTCAACCCATTGTTGAATTGTGCGTCTAGTGACACCGGCTTTCTTAGCTAACTCAGTCACACCAGAACCAGCTTCATGTTCTTCTCGCACTTTTTCACGAAGCACATCAGTCACTATTTGTAAGCGCGTCAACTCCCAGTCACGCATGTCGGCAACCATTTCGAGGCTGTGCTCAGCTATATAAGCTTTTGTCATCTGTTGCATGACTTTATGGTACAGGTTTAAGGTGCAAATCCTTGTTTTTGTCGCAGGTGTGTGATTTACTGACGACATGAAAAAAAGAACAACTTTTAGACCCCCTATGAGGGGTTTATGGATTCATCGGGGAGGGTTTTTGACTCTTGTCTGTGCGTTAGTTTTTTTTGCTAGCAGCACTACTGCTTTGATTATTGTGATCGCTTATTTAGTGAAGGGGTAATTATGTACAACGTTGAACGTGTGAATGATGAGCTAATTATTAGGTCAGGAATCATGTGGGATGTGGTTGAGAATGGTGAAGCACTTGTGATGACTATTCGGCAGGCAAGGAAACTTGCTGAAGTTCTTTTAGACGCAACCGTGCTAATCCGCGTGTTTGCTGATGAGGAGAACGAGGACGCTTAGCGTTCTGTAGGGAGTGTTCCACCCCAAATGCCGAACTCTTGTCTGCTTGCAACCGCATACATCAAACATTTGACTTGGATCGGACATTGTGAACAAAGGTTTTTTGCCATCTGCGTTGCTTGCTTGCGCAGGTTTCCCATCGGTAGATCGTCGGGGAAAAAAATTTCTGGAATGTCTCGGCACGGTATATCGTCTGCCGCTTCAATCTCTGCGTAGAGTGCGGTGTAGTCGTATTCTATTTGTCGCCGGTTTGCCATAAGGTGAGTCTATGAGAAACATTGAGAAGTTCAAAACTCTTGACCAAGAAACTTTCAACGATGCGTTGAATCTTGGCGTGTTTGATTCTGGGTCTGCGGAGTGGCACGACCTTCGCTCACGAGGTATTGGTGGTTCCGAGATTGGGACGGTCATGGGCCTCAACCCGTGGGAGTCCGCGTTTGCTTTGTGGGCTAAACGCACAGGCCAAATTCCTGACCCTCCTTTGACGGGTTGGAGTATTCGCTTTGGTAAAGCGTTTGAGCAACCTGTGTTGGAGTTGTGGGCTGAGGAACACCCCGAGTATGAAGTGTTCTTGACGGGCACGTGGCAGCACCCTAAATACAATTACATTCTTGCCAACCCTGATGCTTTGGCTAAACACCGGGAGACTGGTGAATGGGTTGTGGTTGAAATTAAAACTTCACGCGGATCGTGGACTGAAAGCCCACCAAACTATGTGGCTCAGGTGTTGCACTACATGACGGTGTTGAACTTGAAGAAAGCTGTAATCGTTGCTGTCGCTGGTTGGAACTTTGAGGAACGCTGGGTTGACTTCGACGAGTTCCAGGCTGACGCACAACTCGCTGCCGCCACACGTTTCTGGAATCATTTGCAGAACGTTGAGAAACCCGAATGGGATGGAAGCAAGGCCACGTATGAGGCTGTGCGTTACATGAACCCGGACATTCAGGATGATGAGGTCGATTTAGAAAAATTCGGTCACGTTCTTTTAGAGGCAAACAACAATTTTGACAAGTCTGAAACTTTACTGAACGAAGCGAAAAGTATTGTGCTTGACCTTATGGGTAACGCAAAGTACGGCTACATAATGCGTAATGGCGAAAAGGTTGTTGTTGCGCAAAGACAATCGAGAGGTCAGGGGAAACCTTGGCTTGTAGTGAAAGGAAATAACTGATGGCGTTCAACCCGAACGATTATGAGATGGTGGAAGTCAGGATTCGTAAGTTCCATGACGAGCATGTGAACGGCAGGATAGTAACGGAGTTAATTCACGATGAGCATGACTGGATATTTAAAAGCCTTATTTATTTGGATGTGGGCGAACAGATCACAAATCTTCCGAAGTCGGTTGGTTGGGCCACAGAGAAGAAGGGTTCCAGCCCGTTTGCAGCAGAAGTAACAGAGACCAGCAGTATTGGACGCGCCCTTGCAAACATGGGCCTACACGGTAACAAGCGTGCTTCTCGTGAAGAAATGCGTAAAGTGCCTAACCCGTCGAGGGATTTTATCACTGAGGCCAAAGAGGCTAAGTCTGCTGATGAACTAAGGTTGTTATGGACGGAAGCTAAAGCCGCTGGTGTTAGTGCGAATGTTTTGGATGAGGTGAAAAAGTATGCCGAGGGACTTGACGATTCTGCGAGCGAGCGTGTTGGAAGTTCTGCAAGCGTATCTGGAAGCAGTAAAAAGGGGCGACAGTGACCAGATCACATTTTGGCGCTCTGTTTTGTTGGAGAGGATGGCGACCGTAAATGATGCCGTCAAACATCATCAGCGAGCTTCAGGAACTAACACAGATAAACCGTAAGGGTGTCGAAGCTCTTTTTGAGGCTGAAGTCGAGCTTGCTGAGAAGGACAATGCGTTAGACAGGGTTGAGTCGCAAGCGTTTCTGGACGCCCAGGGGACTGTTGCTGACAGGCAGGCTTTGGCGCGTTTAGAGTCCGCTGACGCTCGTTTTCAACGCGATCTGTCGAAGGCTAAGGTAAACCGGATTAGGACTAAGCTGCGGGTCATTGAGAGTGCAATGATGGCTCAGGGCACAATGTCGAAGATTATGCAGGCGGAGATGAAACTATGACGAGGGTGTGGTCTGACCGTTGTGATGATTGTGGTGGGGGTTGGTTCCCTGATGGTTGTCGGTGTAAGGAGGAGTCGTGAGCCTTGTGTTGGATGACGGGATGTCTGAGGAGGAGTTCATGGCGTGGTTGGAATCGTTGGACACCTCTGAGGATGTTGACGAGCAAAGTTAAGCGCATAGTATTTGCACAACACTTTGGCTTGCTTGTGCCGATGCAGGCTTATTTGTTATCAACTTAGACTACCGTTTCATCACTCTATACACTACCGAAATACCACTGCGGCAGTTCCTTATCCTAGTCAAATATGCGTTCTTGCACACATTAGGGAGCTTTTAGCGGGTTAGATCGTGTAAATTGGGCTGGTTGTGTGTGGGCGCACACATTTAGGTCTTACTGTGACACCATCAAGTCGATACTGTGAAAGTAAAACAGTAACCGTTGGTATGACCAAACGTAACCAACGTTTATCGACGCCGGCATACATATAAACGTGGAAGGTGCTGTTGTGTAAATAGTATTAACTTGTCGGCGTACGCACACATTTGGTGTTTGTCGGCGTTCGGCTACATTGCCGACGATTTGTAAGGTTCAAGCACGACCAGATGTAAACTAAGCCCATGGAAAAACCTTGGGGCAGCATGGTTGAATGGTTTACCGGTGAACACTTTACTGTGGGTCAGTTCATTGTCTTAGAGGGCCGTAGAACGTCTTTGCACTTACATGAGAACCAAACCCACTTCTGGTTTGTTGAGGCCGGCAACGGCGAACTCATCATCGATGACACTATGTTCCTTATTGGTCCTGGTGATTCGATTCACATTGATCGTGAGCAGGTTCACCGTTTGTCAGCGAGTATCGGCAACATGCAAATCTTTTATGTCACATCAGGTTTGATTGATATAGATGATGTGGTCAGGTTTGAGGACGATTACGGTAGAGCTGACAAGGCTTTCGGCTAATGGCTACACCTAAAAAAATTGTTGCCCAGGCCTTGAAACGCGACACTCATTGCTTCCATTGTGGACAAACAGACGATTTGCAGCCGCACCACCGTAAAGGACGGGGTATGGGCGGTTCAAAAGTTCTTGACCGTGTTGACAACATAATGATGATTTGTGGGTTGTATAACGGTGCCATGGAGTCTGATCCTAAGTTGGCAAGTTTGGCGCGAGCTTGGGGTCACAAGTTGGCTCAGTGGGAAGACTTTGACAAAGCCGTGTTTGATGGTGTTGAGTTTCGGTGGTATGTTCTTACCGCGTCGGGAGAGAAGGTGGACCTAGAGTTTCTCGACGAACCATATTAGAAAGGGAAACGAATGTGGGTAGTTCAGGATGAAAGGTTCGATTACTCGTACCGTGAGGTACACAACTATTTTCCTCCCATAGCGCCGAAGGACATGGCGCGTCGCCGCTGGCTAATGTATTTGCACGCCGGGCGGTACATGGAGGGTGCGCGTGATCGCAACGCGAAAGTAGCTTGGAATTTGTATTTAGAAAGGGAGAACAGTGGAAAGCGGCATTTTTCGGAATCGTCTACCGATTGACGATAACTTCACGATTGTTCCTAACGCATGGTTGAGGAACACTGGCCTGTCGGTAAACGCTAACTTCCTGTTGGTGTATCTGCTATCGCATGAGATCGGGTACGAGATTCGGGTGAGGCAAATCACTGCGGAGACTGGTCTTGGTGTGAAGGGTTTTAGGGCAGCTTTGAAGGAATTAGAGGCTGGCGAGTGGATACAGGTATTCAGGCCGAAAAACAGTGATGGGACGCTTGGTTGTTACCGTTATGAGTTGAATCCATCCAGAGACCCCTCGGGCACTGTGGCTGAAGCCACTGTGGAGCAAAGCACTGTGGCTGAGGGGTCACTCTTAAGAAGAAAACTAAGAGAAGACAAATATAGAGAAGATAACAAGAGAGCTATTAAGCTCCCTAAAGATTGGAAACCTTCGGATCGTTTGCTTGAGATGTTTGATGACAAGTGGCC